GTACTGAAGTGATAACCTTAATAAAGATTTCATCGGAGTTGACACTCAACCCCTTTGAAGCTCTTTTAATACGGTTATAAATTTTCTGTGGATTAAATGACGAATCATCTCCACTTCTTTTTTTAATTTTAAGTGACATCATAGTTCTATATAAGTAATAAATTAGAAATCGTCAGTAAAGGACAAAGTTTCATTTAATTTAGCCTTTTGGTATTCAACAGTTCTTGACTCAAAGAAATTACCTTTTGTTTCAACTGCGATTTGTTCCATGAATTTGAACGGTTGCTCAACATTAAATTGTTTTTTACATCCAAACTTTACCAATAATCCATCAACAACAAATTCAAGATATTGTTTCATTAAATTTGAATTCATACCGATAAGTGAAACTGGTAAAGATTCAGTAATGAACTCTTTCTCAATTTCTAATGCCGATAATAGAATTTCTTTAATTCTTTTTTCACTTGGTTTGTTTTCAATGTGATTGTTTAATAAATGAATTGCAAAGTCACAATGTAAGTTTTCATCTTTGAAAATCAAAGCGTTAGCATTACACAATCCTTGCATGATACCTCTTGATTTCAACCAAAAGATAGAACAGAATGAACCTGAAAAGAAGATACCCTCAACCGCGGCAAACGCAACCAATCTTTCTTGAAACGATGCGTTTTCAATCCAATCCAAAGCCCATTTAGCCTTCTTCTGAACTGCCGGTAGGTTATCTAACGCAGTGAAACATTTGTTCTTCTCATCTTCATTTGACACGTAAGTATCAATAAGAAGTGAGTACATTAGACTGTGTATGTTTTCCATTGCTAACTGAATTCCGTAAAAGAATTTTGCCTCAGGATATTGTACTTCTCTGTAGAAGTTTTCAGCCAAGTTTTCATTTACGATACCATCTGACGCAGCGAAAAACGATAAAATATTTTTCACAAAATACTGTTCATTCTCTGATAAGTTTTCCCAATCACGTAGGTCACCACTTAAATCTATTTCTTCTGCCGTCCAAAACGCGGCTTGATGCATCTTATAATATTCCCAAATATCGTTGTACTTGATTGGGAATATCACAAAACGATTTGGATTTTCTTCTAATAATTTTTCCATTTTTTGTTCCATATTGTTTTAATAATTATACTGTTGTTTGTTTTCTTTTCTCCATAATTTCTTTAATTCTACTTCTATTTCTTTCTTCCTTCTGTTCTTCAAGTCCTAAGAATGTTGTAGTACTTTCTGTATCAATTTCTAACATTTCGTTATTAAACTTACAGTTTTCAAATACCACCCCGTCTTTACCAATTCTTGACTTTGTGATAGCAATAGTTGCAAGATTTAATTCTTTTTGTTGTAATGATTTTGCCACCGTAATGATAACGTGTCCTACCTGGGCTTTCTTAATTGAACCTCCCATTTGGTCAGTTGTTACCACATCAGATGAAATAGAACTTCTATTACCCTGTGTTGCCGTCCAACCTGCAATATCCAATTCATGACACATAGATTCAAATGCTCTCATAACTGAACCCTCAGATTTCCATTCATCGTCCATCATCTTTTCAGGTGTTACACAATCAATATAATCTAAAATAACCACATCAATCCTTGTTCCATCAGCAATCAACTTTCTAATCTGATTCTTAATCTGATTCATCGTTAGTGTATCTGAAGGTAACTTTTTCATAATTAACTTGTTTGGCATTGTTTCCTTAATCTCAGCGATTTTTGCCATAACCTTTTCTTTATTATTACCAAGCTCATCAGGTGCTATACCCGTCCAACACGTAAAATGTTTTCTCTGAATAATTTTATAGTTATCCTCAAAGAAAATTTGTAAAACATTAAACCCTAAATTAAAAGCGTGATTAGCAATCTTTGTGGTTAATGTTGATTTACCAACACCTGTGGGTGCTAATATAACACCAATTTCTCCTTTTGCCAAACCACCTTTCAAAAGATTGTCAATACCTGGTATTCCCATAGGGATTGGATGTCTATAATCATCCGCCAATACCTCATCTAAGTCTTGAAACACATCTCCCGTTCCTCTATCCACGTTTCCAACCTGTAACGCTCCTCTAACCATTTCTTCCAAGGTGTCGTAGTTTTCAAACTCACCGTGGTCAATAATTTTCTTAGCCTTATCCATAACTTTTTGAAGTTCTTGTTGTTTACAAAACTTCAATGCCTTTTCCTGAACAAACTGAGTACCTTCTTCGGTAACATTTTGTATATCAGAAATAGTGTCAAGAGTTATCTTTAATAATAACTCCTGACTAATTTCACTCTTAGCTTTTTGTTGAATTGTCTCAAAACTAGGACTGTGTTCAAACTTTGAATAGTATTCTTTAACCATCTGAACAAATAATCTAAAGTATTTGTTTTCGAAATAAGTAGATTCAATTACCTCAATGATTGAGTGTGAAAAATCCTTATCAAGGATTATTTGGTTAAGAAGTTGTAATTGGAAGGTCTCTCCCAAATAGTCAAAATTTTTGTCAGCCATATTATGTTTGTTATTTGAATAAATATCAACGAGACAGCTGATAACCCATGTATTCGTGTGTTAAATTTCTTGCTGACAACACGTCAGTAAGACCAAAAAGGATACCTTTTAGGAACGGGCGTATGTCTACGGTGTATCTTATCTTCGGCGGATAAAGTTTCGCATCAAACGTATAATGACACATTGTCGTATCACCATTTTTGATATAGATGTTAAACGACTCAGGTCCATCAGTGAATGATGTGTTCAATACCTCAGGGTCTTCACTAATCTGATATTGATTGTCCAACATGTAGTTTACAGTTTTCATTTTGAAATTTTCTTTCAACTCTGAAATAAAACCATCCATAATGTCAATCAACTCAGCCGAGTTATGAGCCTTTGGGTTATACCCCTTAACGTTAAAAAAACGTTGTACGATAAAATTGTTGTTTACCGTCATCAAGAATTCCAGTTTGGTAATGTCTTGTTCTTTCATAATTTATTTTTTGTTTGTTTTTGTTTTTTCTTTTCTTGTTAACTTCATAAATGGTTGGATGAAATATGTCCAAGAATCATCACCTTTTGGTAGATACTTGAATAACCCATCTTGAACCATATACTTAATTAAGTTCTTGTAACTTCTACCTTCAATATCTAATTTTTCTGTAACAATTGATAGTATTTCTTCTTTGTCTTCATCCGTCAATAAAGGATTATCTAAATCAACAATTTGTTCGTTTACTTGGAAAAATTCTTTTTCAAAGATACCTGATTTTGTTTTACCTGTTAAAAGGTTTTTTAAAGTTTGATTGTCTTTTTGTTCTTTTAACAAATCTTCCGCTCTTGTTAAAATATCGTTATAAGAAATTTCTTTTTCAAGTATCTCCGGAAAAAATTTAACTAAAGTTTTTTCACCCAAAAGAGATATACCTTCAATGTTATCTGATTTATCGCCAGTTAATATTTTTAACGTCTTCACGTTATAGTGTGGGAACTCAAAGTCATCAAATTTAATCTTATCCCCGTGTTTAAACGTAGCTTTAACTGATGGTGAGTATACTGACACCTTTTCGGAAATAAGTTGTGTTAAGTCTCTGTCTGATGAAAAAATAAGTTTATCTTCATTTTCAGATACTTGGCAATAATAAGCAATTAAATCATCAGCTTCTCTACCACTAATCTCAAGTTGTCTAATATAGACTTCTTCAAGATATTGTTTGACACGATTTTTTTGTTTTAGGTAGGACATAAAGATTGCGTCCTCCATAGTTAATGTGCGATTTTGTTTGTATTTGGGATAAAGAATTCCACGTAAACTCGTGGAATCTTCACCATCCCATAATACTACTACCTTGTCAAAGTTTTGTTCGTTAATGAATTTACGAAGTGTATTCATAAAATGATACAACGCTCCAATGTGTTCTCCATTGTGGAAGTAATCCTTCACACCATGAAACCCAATTTTCATCAGATTGTTTCCGTCAACAAGTAGTGTTTTTTTCACGAACTAAAATTAAAATTGTTCGTTTGTAAAAGTTTCTTCAGTCTCGTCAAGAGTTATTTCACCTGTACCTGTAAGGATTGCGTTCCAATATTGTGAATACTCTTTCTTATATGTTTCAAGAGCATCTTTATCGTCAGCAATATATCCTTGAGCAGTTGCGATAATCTTACCATCTTTATACCCTAATCCATTGATATGGTTCTTTAGGACAGATATTTTTGTTCTGATAGCGTAAGATACCGTTCTACCATTTTTAGTGGCAGTAATGTGGTTAATACCAGCATTTTTCTGATTACCAAACAAGAATACAAGAGCCGATGCCAACCAAAGAGCTTCACCACCTTTTGCTTTAATTGTTGGTTGTCCAAATGGATTATCCGGTAATTCAACCCAAGGTTGATTAACTACCACCATTGTGTTTGTGTATGGATAATCTTCCTTACGAGATTTAGTAATACGAGCCTGAATACCCATACCAATCTTATCTGCCAATACAGATGCGTTATGTTGTTTACCACCTTTACCGTCAAATGTCATCTTACAAGGAACTGAACCAACTGAATCCCAAAGGAAACAAAGAGAATAAGGAATATTACCTTTTTCTTGTTCGTCTAATAGTTCGTTTCTTC